TCGCTCCATTTCTTAGTCTTCGTTGGTCGTGACGACTGACCTTCTGAACGAAGTCCGCGACTTCTCAAGTAAGACTCGTTAGCTGCCTTCTGTGTACCCAATTCTTTAGTGATGCGTTCAACAGATCGTTTAGCACCTGCTGCACTAGAGAAGTCAAGAGAACCAGCAAATTCAGACCATGCGCGTTGTGCGTCACCTTCTGTCTGAGTGCCTTTAGCAGCCAGCAAATAAGCGTTACGTGCTTTGTTCAGGTAAGAATCAACATTCGATTTAACCCTGACTTCAGGGGCTTCCGGATTAAAGATTGATTGGAAAGCAGCAGTGCCTCGTCCAGACAAAGAGAAAGCATCTTTGTTCTTATCAATCTCAGAAACCAAACCTGTACCTTCAGTAATGAGGTTATCAAATACAGTATTCTGACCGATACGGGTAGCGGCTTTATCGTCAGCTACTTCACCTTTAGTGGCTTTCATAGAAGCAGCCAACTGAGCAATCATTGAACGAGTCTCGTTGGTGTTCATGTTCATACGCTCTTCAGAACGAAGACGCTCTTGCAAACGCTCCATAGCGGCTGCGTCTTGCTGAGTACGCAACTCTTTAGCTTGCTCAAGTTTAGCTTGTTTAAGCTCTGCACCTGATTGTATTTCAGTAGACTTCTGAGCTGCTTGAGCTGCGCCTTGTAGGTCGCCTTTAGCTTGAAGCTCTTGCGCGTAAGCAGCCCAACCAGCAGAGGATGTCAAGTCTTTTCCTTGAGCCAGTTGTTGACGTAATGTAGCCATCTGTAATTGGGGATCGCCTCCACCAAGAGCACCGCCGACGGCAGAACCTAGGCGATCCACAGAAGTGCCAAACATAGCCACGTTACGCTCACGAGGATTCAGCTTAGCTAGTTGTAAATTACGATCAAAAGCTTGTTGATACTGTTGTTGCTGTAGTTGTTCAGGAGTAGCAAATAACCCCATTACGCTATCTGTAGCCATTATTGTGTCTTTCCTTATTTAGAACTCTTGGGCTGATGAGTCATACCAACTTCCGATATTAGGCATTACACCCCCGATTGAGGGTTGACCACCTCCAAACCAGTTACCAACACCAGACATCAACTGTTGATTACCTAAAAGCTTCTGCAAAGCAAAGTTAGTAGGATCAGTCTGCTCTGTCAACAGAGAACCAGCCTTTTGAGAGCCACCTGTAGACATAGCACCAATGTCAGCGCCTAAAGACAAGGTTTGTTGTCCTAAGCCTTCAACAGTCTTTTGAGCACCTAAGCCGGCTGTGAACGGATCGTAAGCACCTGCAAGTAAACCAGTACCAAACTTAATCTGATTCTGAGATGCTTGTTCAGCACCCGCAGCCAGTTGAGCTTGTTGTTTAGCCAAAGCATTGTAATAAGCAGCCATCTCAGGGTTAGTAGCAGCTAAGCCACCTTCGTTGGTAGCACCTGTAGCTAAACCACCACGACCTGTTTGGAACAAGTTGTTACGGATACCTGCCAGTGTCTGTTCATTCTCAGGAGCCAACAAAGCAGTCTGTTGTTGGATGTAACGCTGACGGACAGCATCAGGAGACTCGCCAAGGTACTGCTGGCCTAAGCTCATTAAGCCTTGACCTGCCGTTAGACCTTGACCTGTCATACCAGCTAATTGGTCTTGATAGCCTTGAAGCTGAGGGGCTAATGTATAACCAGCTTCGTTAAGCCTACCTTGCTCATCAAACCCAAACTTAGATGTACCAAACGTGTTGGTAACACCTACAGGACGGAACTGACTCATCTGAGCAGCTTGCTGTAGGTTACGGTTGTCTTGAGCTACTCCTTGGCTACCAGCTAAGGCTCCACCAACCATGCCACCTAGCTGAGCACCAATAGCTCCACCAAAACCGGGAGCAATGCTGTTACCAATGAAGCCTCCTGCAATAGGAGCTGCCGCTGCTACTAAACTTCCCATATTATTTACTCCACTCGTAAATGTAAGCTTGTGAGCCGTTGTTTAATGTCATAATATTGTTTCCTTTACTCCAGCCTACAGAGGCTCCAAATTTACTTAACTTACTGTTATCTTCTGTGACTAACGCTATCAAGGGTAGAGGCATTAGGCTTTGAAGGGTGTTGAGATCTTTAATGAACTCTCTTTTTATACTTACTGTCCATTTGAAGATATCTGTGTGGAACCATAGACGACTATCGAACCACTCTAGATACATTACATAATTGTCTCTTATTACTACCGGTGTCTTCATTAAAAAGTAATATATCACGTTTTAATGATAAAGTAAACACCCAAGTAAGGAGGCACTGTATTACTGCCTGTAAATGAGTGGGTATGACCATCACCGTTGGAAGTACCTTCTGTAGTGCCACCTGAGGAAGCGTTGCCGCCTACAGAGTAAGTGTTATAACGGGATACAGAGTCATCATCTGTACCACCTGAATAAGACATACCTACGTTAGTAGAGCTGCCGTTAGGAACTGTATCAATACTATTTGGACCCAACATAGCATGGTAGTGCTTAGGCATCTGAGCTTCTGTCAGAGCTGTTGAACCCACAGTACCTGTAGATGTCGTTGTACCGCCTGTAGAACCTACAGTGTATGTATCACCTGCACCAACAGCAAAGCGATTATCGAAGTCAGGGAGGTTAAAGGTAGTCGTACCATCACCAGCACCAAAGGTAGTACCAATGACAGCAAACAAGGCTGCATAGATAGTTCGACTAACAGCTGCACCAGTACAGAGCAAGAAGCCTGTAGGAGCTGTCGCTGTAGGCCATTGGACCATAGCACCTGAGGGCATCACAAGGGCTGCTGCGCCCATAGCGAAGGCAGTAGTAGCTAGTTGAGTTGTAGACGTACCAGAAGAGGCTGTAGGGGCTGCTGGAGTTCCTGTGAACGCAGGACTAGCAATGTCAGCTTTAGAGGCTACTGCACCGCTGATAGCTACCAGTTCATCGTCAATCTCAGTACCCTTAACAATCTTAGCAGGGTTACCGGTAGAGAGTGCATCCTTAGCTGCAAAATCCGTGACCTTTGTGTAATTACTCATCGTGTGCGTCCTACCTTACAAAATACGTCCAGCTTCTGAACGCTAATTTCAAAATCATTGATATCTACTTCAAGTCCAATCTGAAGTACATTACCGCTACCGCCAGCTTGAATCTTCTGGTTATCAAAGACAATACCTGTCTCATATTCAGCAATGCCATACTCAGCAATACCATACTCATCGGGATTAGATGTCCCCAGATAGAAAGGCAATGAGCGATAAGAGTTGGTGTAGTCAAAGCCGTACTTCAAAGCTAAACCAACACCGGAGGCTCCTACGATAGTGAAGCCCACCTTCTTGAGTAACTTAACTGAGCTAGGTGTACTTAAGTCGAAGTGGTTACTGTAGTAAGCCATACGATAAGTAGCTGTTCTGTCTAGGTTGCCTAGGTAGCTACCTACGTAACCAGCATGACCTGTAAGCAACTCTTTAGCCCTGTTAGAGAACAGCGCTGTAGGAACCAAGCTCCAAGTAGTTACTCGTCTTGCACCATTCTGCAACACATTACGCATATCAAAGCAGTATGTTGTAGAAGATGAGGGGAAGGTAATCAAGTAGAAAGCATTGACATCAGAGTACACAGCCTTGATGTTAGCCAATGTTTCCTGTGTCGTATCACGTACCAAGTCATCACGTACGTTAGCACTGATGTCAGTCATAGGAGCTGACTTCTCTTGCACTGTACGAGCTAAGGAGCGAACACCTGAATCAGACAGGAACAAGACATCAGAGCCTGTAACCACTACTGAGTCACGGGCACAACAGCCTACACCGCTCACATGGTCTTGGAGAGACATAGCTGCGGGGTCTTTAGCGTTCTGATAGATCAGGATCTGGCGACGACCAAAGACGTAGAGGAAGCCGTTATGGGCAGCCAAGGCAGTGATCTCGTCTGAGCCGTTAGGCCACACCTGAGACACATCCAAAGTACCCGCTGTACCTGTAGTCAATACGTGACCAGCAAGTAAGTCAGAGAACTGAATGGTGCTCTTAGTTGTAGAGTTATTAGCTGACCAGATACGACCATAGGCTGCAATAGCACAGTTATTACTAGATACAGTTCCTAAGTAACCTGTTTTCTCAGAGACTCGACGGTAAGTAGTAGCTGAGACAGCAGGATCAAAGATTAGAGGGTCATGACCGGCTTGATACAAGAACAAGACATTATTCAAAGCAGCCATCTGCCAGTTACTGTCTGTAATCGTAGGAGCTGTACCGCCACCACCGTAGGTCAACAAAGTGAGGGTAGAACCGCTCAACTTGAAGAGCTTATTGTTACCAGCTACGATGGTGTAAGAAGTACCATCATTACCGATCAGTTCACCAATCGCCTTAATAGATGCGGTGCTTAGATCGCTATTCGACGCGTGTTTAGCAGTCCAACCCTTACGAGCGCCAATACGACCAAACTTGTCGATGACACAGTTAAGGGCTTGTGTGGCAAAGCCTGACTCAAGGGTAACAGAGCTATCCTGAGTATTCACCCCCATAAAACCGGGAGCAGCAATGGAAGAGGCTACTAATTGCTCAGCCATATTAAGGAGCAACCCAGTTCATCTCTTCTTCGTAACGATTACGCTCAATAGCGACTTCGTTAGCGAGAGACATCTTGTACAAGGCGTAAGCCTCAGAGGATAAGTTACCACCGTCTTCACCACGTTCAGCAATAGCTTTAGCGTAAGCTAACTGAGACACCAAATGAGGAGGAGTTAGGATACGAGTAGTGTCTGAAACCAAGTCAGCTTGAGGGATAATCAAGTTAAAGCGGAGAGCATAGACTGTATCAGGGACAGGGTAAATATCTACTTGTGTGTCGTAGTTGCTATCCACACCGTTGAAGTTATAAAACAAAGGGGCAGCAGATTGAGTATTAGTCAACAAGAACTGCTTGTTCATCCACTTAGTAGGGGCATAACGAAGCTCAGTATCATTGGAGTCATTCAAGACATCAATGACACGGAAACGATTACCTGAGCCTACCAACACGTAGTTAAAAATACCAGCTGAGGTATTAGCTGTCAGGGTGTCAGAGAGTACGTTCCAATCAT